TAATATTACGGGGGGTGTGTTCCGAAATTTCCGGAATGAAACGTTCGCGCAAAGTTGCTTACAATACTCCGCCTAATTTTGATTCGCCCATGTCTACTTCTGCCGGAAGAATCATTTCCCTTCCTCGACGTGGACGTGGACGGTCCCTATCGGGACGAGGAACTCTTACGCCACGAAACCTCTTTGGCACGGTGGCGAAGACGGTTGCGTCGGCTCATCCGTATGGTCGTGCGGCTCTTAATTTGTACCGCGGTGCTCGGGCTATTAGCGGTATCTTTAAATCGCGTGTCGTTAACACTCCTGGTTTGAAACGCCGTACGACTGGCGGTCCTAATGCTAGGTTTGTTGGGCCTTTTAAGAAGCCCAAAAAGCTTTTGAAGCCTAGCATGTTTGCCACCAAAGGATTTGTTCACACGTGCGAGATTAATGGCACTGTGTCTGATCCCGATTGTGTTTATATTGGCCATTCTACTTTTAGTGGTATTATGACCCTTGAGTTGCTTTGTCAAGTTTTGCTGCGCAAACTCTTTGCTAAGGCTGGTATTGTTCTTCGTGACATCAATGAACCACTTCGTGGGTATGTTGCGAATACGTCTTCAATGTGGCGAATTGATTTAATTCGCCATAATAAGGAGACCAACGTTTATGACGTTGCTGCTACGTTTACTACTCCATCTGCTACTAACACGAATATTTATCAGATTGTAGGTGATCGTCGTGCTAGTTCTAATGGGCTGTTTCCTGGCTTGTACAATACTTTGTATGATGCTGCAGTTGGAGCTAATGGGTCTGACAATCGTAATGTTTGGCAGCCTAGTTCTCTTGTTCTGTATCAGGAAGAGGAGAACATTACTCAGTTTTTTCAGTTTCGTGCTGAAATTAAGTTTGACAATGAGACTGTTCATTGTTTTTCTAAGTCTGATCTTAAAGTTCAGAATAGGTCTGTGTCTGCATCAGCTGGTACTACCTCTGATGCTGTTGATGCGAATCCATTGATGGGTAAGTTATACCACTTTAAAGGTGGTTGTCCTCGTTCCCGTATTGTCAATGCTGCTCTTGTTGAAAGCGTGCCTGATCTTTCCGGTGTCATCACCGCTAGAGCTGCTTCCCTTGTATCTGCTGGTGCTCAGGCTATGTCTGAGCCTCCTCGTGGAAATGCATGGTGGAATTGTTCTGGCACTAGCGGTGTCAAACTTCAACCTGGTCATATTAAGTATGACTCTGTTTATTATCAAAATGCGATGCCAATTTTGAAGTTTCTGACGGCCATGAATATGGCTAGTGGTCCGACTGGCAAGCAGATTCATTTGTTTGGCAAGTCGTCTCTTCTTGCCCTTGAAGATGTTATTAATGTCAATGCTGCTCAGAACATTACTTGTTCTTATGAGTGCAACCGTCGTTATGGGATTTATCTTACGACGAAAACTGTGACTTTTGCACAGGGTCTGAAGTATGCTATTACTCAGAATGATCTAACTTGAATAAAAAAAGTTATTAACGCCCCGGCCTCTCATGCCGGAGTTTCTTTTTTATTTTTCTTACAATATCCTTTTTCAGTGGGCCTTGGGTCAGTACTAGTCGTAATCTGCGGGAAGAAGCCCGCACTTCTTCCTCAGTCTACGAGTAAATTTAAACTAAGTTACTTACTGGAGTATCGTCATATTCTGACTCTATCGCGTCGTCCGCGTAGTGGTCGTTGGTCAGGTCAATGAACTCTAGAGTGTTAGTGAACATTGTGTAATGGGGTGGTTTTACCACCGATATATACTATTATCTGTATTAAATGACCACCTTATGGGTTCCCCTGATGAACCTTTTTCCCTGATGAACCTGAACACTTTAGGGGTCCCGGCTGTAAGCCGTCCCCGCGTGCCGAGCGCGGTTTAGGGGGGCTGTGTTTAGGGGCTTAGGGGCTTGAAGGAATTTTTTATTAGTTTACGTTGACCACCTTTACTCTGCGTCTGATGGCATCGTCGGTGAGTGTCAGTGGGTCAAAGTTGCACGTGAAGATTTTGAACGTTCCGGCCGGGATCTCGACCGTGCCGTACCGCACGTGGATTGCACGTGGGTTTTCCCAGTCTACTATGTGTATCTGTCCTGTGCGTGGATAGTGGTTGAAATCGACATCGTCGAATATGATGGTTTTGTGGAAGCCAGGTTGGAATCTCTTCAAGCTGTCGATGTGGCTGACGAAGAGAGCAGGTTTAGGTGCATGCGTCTTAGCCCACGTGGTCTTGCCGCATCCAGACTCTCCTTTGAGCACAATAACCCGATGTTGATCTCGGTTGAAAGCATAGCCTGCCAGAGATTCACACATTTGTCCGGCAACCACAGTGTCTTCGTTAATGGTGAGGTCGTGCTCACGAGTTGAATTCCAATACCATTCAGCGTAACCGTGTGTGATGCGTTTGCTGATACACCAATCGAACCATAGAGCCTTGTCTGTAAACGTTTTGACGATGTCACTGGGCGCCAGCCCTGCGATTGCAGCACGTATGATTGCCTCCGGCGGTCCTTCAATGAAATTTCCATCCTTGCGGCAGTATTGCTTGCACGCCTCGAACTTGCGTGGGTCTTGTTTGTTGGGGTGGTGACCATTGAAGTCCAGAAGCCTGACGCCGCCACGCAAGGTCTCGACATACTGAATGCATGCGTGCAGATGGGGTGTGCCGTCTTCGTGCTTTTCTTCTGCGACGATGTAGTAGGTGCAGGTTGCCACGCTTGTAAGGAAAGCAGCCAGCTCTGCGGCAGAGTGCTGGCATTGGGGATAGGTGAGGAAGAACTGTTTGCCATTGTAAAATGAAGGCATGCTTGTGGCGCAGCTTAATTAAAATACCATTTTTCAGGAATTCCTTAAATCCTTTTATTACCTCCTCCTCCCTCCTATTCCGTCACACCCCCCC